AATCGTGTTTCATAGGTTTTTCCTTTTTGAGATTCATACTTTTCAGGAACTTTATCTTTGATGGCAATCCTCATACTTAAACTCCAACAGTGTTTGCGAAAACGATTTCACGTAGAACTACAGGGTCCTCAATTGCAGTATTAATCTTTGTTGTTGCTTGGAGTAGAGCAGTATTAATGGATGACCATTTGTCTGCGTCGTTTGTAAACTTTGTATTCCTAGTACGTCCATCTGGGAATGACTCAACCAATTCAGACTCTTTTGCTCCAGACAACTCCATGTAGACACGCAACTGAATCTCATCGTAGATTGGAACTTCATTACGCCATTTTGTTCTCGCTTTTGAATCCACAATACGATTGTGTTCTTTCACGTATCCATCTGTTCGTCCTACAAGTTTGTAGGAACTGTATACTTTGCGAAAGGTCTTTGTATTTCTCTCTTTCACTTCTACTTTTTGTTCAACCTCATATGCATTCAGGATTGCATCTTCATTGCGCAGTCCTCTATTCTTTTGAACTGCTCCTCGTACTTCACTTACTAAGATAGATCTAACATCAGGAGCAATATCTGAATGACGAAGATCAATGACAACTCGTGCCTTTGATTCAATATCATTCAATGTCTCTGTGATGTCTGTTTTTCCTTCACAAGTCTGAACACCTTGATAAACAATTGATTTGATTGCAGGTGTTGCTAAGATAATGTTCTTAAGTTTGTTCATAGAGATCCGTGACTCGTTTTCTTCAATATGTTTCATCTGTGCATTTGCTGGAGCATGTTTAGTGAGCAAATCATACATAATTTCATGAGGCGCTTGATATGTATTGAGACCAATGAGTCCTGCTACTTTTGAGGCAGATATTTCTGGGATATAGAGCATTCTTAACATATATCCAACAGTTTACAACTTGATGATTCCGTTTTATGTGAAACTTCTTTGCATTCGAACAATTGCATCAATCCATCCTGGCATTCCTTGCAATACAGTAGACACTTGTAAAGTAGTTCCTGAAACTGGTGTAGCGTCAAACGTTGTTCCTTCACAAACAATCAGAATTGCTGCCAACAATAAGTGTTGTTTAGATTTTGCTTCTGACGGATTCCATCGTAAGCAATACATCTTATACAAAATATCAATCACTGGACGCGCTTGTGCCTGAGTTTGTTTACGGACCACATCCCAAAAGATCCAGACTGGATGAGCGCCATGAGATTCAGATACAAACTCATCAAATCGGTTTGCAAAAATGAGAGGTTGTTTAGTTTGCTTTTTGTGTTCACGACAATATGCAAAGATCCATGACATCCAGTATAACGCTCGTGTTACATCACGAACATCTGATCTCAAACAATACGCAAATTCATTGATAGGAACTGCAACTGGTAAAGGATCTGCAGGACGAAGAGTGATTTGACCAAATAATCTTGAAGGTGCCTTCAAGTGTTCTTGGATAGTTTGTGGATCAAAATCGTGAATTGGTTTAATGGTTGGAAGTGAAGGAAGTTTGTTTTTACGACACATTGAAAGAGTTGCTGCAACTTCACAGACAATTTGACGTACATCTGGATTATTACGAATGGATGTCATTGTTCCAACTGTAAAGACCTGTTCAATTGGAGCATATCGTTCATACGCTGACGCTAAATAAACAAATACATTAGGATTTGCTCGGTTGATATGAACTGCAGCAGCATCAAAGAGAGTATCCCATAAACTATGGACTAATCCTGAACAAAGTAGTTCAAGTGTCCAATAACATGCGTAATCTGCATGACCGAGTTGCACGTTTTGAAGGAGAACCTTCACAACATGAGACCGGGGGTGTCCACAAAAGGTTGTTTTTTGAAAATCGGCAACTGTGCGTGGATCTGAGACCTCCATTACACTCTAGCAGGAGGAGCACGAGGAACAACTAACGCAAAGTTTTTGAAGAAGTCATTTGTTGGATTAGATAATTGTGGTCTAGTATTACTTGTTGATTTAGTTATGAAATACCGAACTGAAAAGAAGATTGCAAGAAATGTTAAGAATATCATTAACCAATTCAAAAGTGAATCAACCCATGAAGTTGTTTGTTGAGCAGTTTCAATTTGTTTCTTTTTATTGATATTCATTTGATTTCGAATTGCATCTATTTGACGTTGAAATGCAGACACTGAATATTGCAAATCATCTTTTACAGTTAGAACTTTGTCTTTGATTCCATTCACTGTTTCAATGGTTGATTTATGTGTGTTAATTTGCTGATAAAGATCTGAATAGTTTGAAAGATAATTTTGAATAACTGGTTGTGATTCTACCTTTCCTATTCGAGTCTTTTCATCATTAATCCATGTATCACCTTTGATAAGAGTATAATAGGCAATTCGCGCTTGTTGATAGGCATCTGGAGCAGTATCTCTAGCATTTTCTGCTGCTTGAAGCGCATTGAATGCAGTGTTAATTTTAGTTTCTCTATCAATATTTGCATCTGCAACTGCCATTGCATTATTGAATCGCGCTACTTCTGCTTTATACACCATTTTGTTTGCAAGAACATCTGGGTTCGCACTCACAGGTGGTTGACCTTCACCTCCAGCCATATACATAGGCACTGCAGTTATTGGAACTTTAACTCTTTCATCGCCTTTATGTTTACAAAAAAGTGCAGATCCAGTTGAGGTCATTTCATAGTTCTTTCCTTCAGGACATGGAAGTACACATGTTACACCACCACTTGGAGATGGTACAAATCCAGATGGACATGATAGAGAAGATCCTGCGGCTCCCATTATCTACTACTTAGATAGATTCCAATTGACACACCTACACACAGGGTTAAAAATACAATATTCGTTGCATAAGCAGGTGGAACAACCATAAAGACGATCAATGAAAGTAAAATAGTAAATAGAGCAACTTGAATAACAATCATACTCGGAGGATTCAAAATCTTAGAGCGTTCAACTTGAATTGGATTCGGTTGAACTGGAGGACGAGGAACTTTAAGACTATCTGAAACTGTCTTGATTTTCTTTCCAGCGTCTGCAATTGCACTAAATCCAGCATATTCAGATTTAATTTTAGAATACTCCATTGTTTACCTATTCGGAATAAAAGACTTGTATGTTCCCAAGATAGACATCATCACTCGTGCATCACGAGACGCTTGCATATCTCTCCATCCAAGTAAGTTAGGAGATGCACCTTGATTCATAGACTGATACGGTGCAAGTGTAGCGGACATTCTAATGAAACGAGTATGTTCTGAAGCGTCTCCAACCATTGCACGACGCACGGGTGGATTTACCTGACCAAATGGAGAAGTAGGCATTTTGTTTTAGGAACAAGAAGATAATGAGTGTTGTCTCTCCAGAGTTTACTAGACTCCTAAGTATCTACAATGATAATTATGTTGCATTTCGTGTTACAGGTAACATCGCAAATAAGACTGCGTATGAAGCAGCACTGAATGGATTGAATCAACAGATTACTAACTTACAAACAAGATTAGGTGAAGAGAAACAGTATATTCAAGGATTTTTGCAAACCTATAGTGATGACAATCCAGAACTTGTAAAGTTACATGAACAATCACAACAAATTCAAAAGGTAGGTCCACAAATACAAAGCGAATATGAACTTTCAAAACGTTTGAATACATCTCCTCAAGTTCAACCAGTGGATTCTACCTATCTTTACGTGAAGGCAGGCATTGTCGTTGGACTACTAGTTATTGTAGGAATTGTTGGAGTCTTATAACCTTTCCAAAGAAGAATGAAAAAGAAGACAACTGATACAATTGCAAACGCAAGTCCATACCAGAAAAAAACAGCATTAAACTTCATTTCTTCATGTTCACGTAAAGCTCGTAATCTATGTAGTTGCTGACGTTCACTAAGTAGAGTTGTATAGTCTTTTTGAACAGAAACTAATTTTCTAACTAGTTCATTTCTGTACTGTTCAATATGTCCTGCATCTTGCCTGACCTTAGCAAGTTCAGTAAGCATTTGTGTCAATAAAAAAGAAAGTTCATTGTTTAATCGTTTGAGTTCATTTACATTTGGATTATTAGATCTAATCATAGCTTCATACGACGCCTTTTTAATTGCGTAAGTCTGTTCAAGAGTATTCATTATTATTCACTTGCGTTTACATTTTCAACACATTGGCGGTAATATAAACTTCTACCTGCTGTATCAGAATGCCGTGTAACCTCAATCACATCTCCGGGAATTGCACCAACCCATTTGACCATTGTGTCTTGCGAATCAATTGCAGGCAACTGATCTGCAGATGCAATCTTATACTTTTCAAGAATTGCTGTCTTTTCATCTTCAGTCAAGATACGATGAGGCATTGCCATTCTATGAGTTGTTATGTCAAACTGAAGTTGCCAAATGTGGAAGAGAACAACGCGATTCTTAGCGTGTGACTTTACAAGTCGCAGAACGTTTTCTGAAGGAGGTGACATTGCAACAATAATGACTCCTGTTGTATGTCCATTCTCCTCTGCAAAAGTAACAATATTTGTAATATCACCTGCAAGAACCTTATCTTTTGTACTGAAGCAGACTAGAATAGATCCAATTGTATACAATGTAACCTTCTCCATCTTCTTGTTATCAGTTTCAACCCTCTCGGTTGACGTCTCAAGTTTACGGCGTCCTAGCATAATACGAAGAGTCTCAAGCGCTTTTTCTTCCATTGTGCCTCTAGTTCCTTATTGGATAGTGAATTCGTTTTTTTCGGGCAGATGAACAATGAAGCAGTGGATTTGGTTTTTAATAGCAGTTATTGTAGTAGCCTTTGCATTGAATCTAGTTAAAGTTGAAAACTTTGAGTCAAGGTTCGTAGACACGAGTCAACAACAACGTGCAATGAAGTTGGAAGATTCATCCTATGAACAGCAAACCAATCACTTTGTTCAGAACAACAGTGTAGGTGATGCAATTGGAATCTCCACACCTTGGCAAGTCAACCAGTATAAATCAAAACTCTAATAAAGATAAATGCCTATCTTCGGAAAAAAATCAGACTGTGAGGCACAACTTGCACTCAGTCTAAAAAACTTTGAGGAACTTCAAAAACAACATGAGAAACTAATGGATGACTATATTGAGTTAAAAAGTAAAAATCTTGGAAATTCAAGTCCAATTGACTCAGATATTGAAGCAGAACTTGCTGCACTTGGACGAGGTCGCAAGAGAAAGACTCGCTCACGCAAATCACGCGGACGAAAGACGCTTAAGCAGAGAAAGTGAGAACAACTAATGTCCTCTAAAGCAAAAATTCCAAGAGCTCTTCGTGAACAAGTGTGGTTAGTTCACATAGGTCCAAAGTTTCAAAATAAGTGCAAGGTTTCGTGGTGTACGAATACCATGAACGCATTTGACTTTCAATGTGGACATAACATACCTGAGAGTAAAGGTGGAAAGACAGATGTTAAAAATCTAATTCCAATTTGTGCTCGTTGCAACTCAAGTATGGGAAATCAATTTACAATTGACGAATGGAATAAGCGATTTTCACCTCCTCCAAGTCGTATGTGGAGATGGATCCGATCATATGTCAATTGTCAACGTCTTTGGAGGTAAAGGTGCTGGACGTGTTCCTTCAGTGCGATGACGAATAACATCATCCCAGAATTCTTTTAATTGTGGAAAGTGATCAGGTAACCATTTTGTGTCTTTAGGAACTAGGTTCTTCTTGATATTCACAAGAACCCAATAAATGTATTGATTTCCATCTTTCAATGACGCTTGCCATTCACAGAGATCAACTGTATCAGGTTTATAATCTACTTTACCATTTTCATCTACTGCAAAGACTCCTTTTGTATCTGTGATTGCATCCCACTCAGTAAAATTGACTTGCTTGAATCGAAACTCTACATATTCACATTCATCGATCCCCGTACATTCCATTTGCATCTGCATTTGATGTATGTAATAAGATGGGATTTCATCTTTGAGAACACGTGACATAGGACACTTGAACTCAACTAATCGACCATATCGAAATGGATCATCTTCAGTTTTGGGAATAATGATTCCATCAGGTGACGCTCCAAGAAAATCATGAATTGGATGCGTGCAACAACCTACATCAATAATTTCACAATTAGTAGTTTCTTCATACAGTTTCTTTGCAACAGGTTCAAAACGAGTTCCCCAAATCAATGCAGCAATAGGATTCTGACCTTCAGTTCGTATTGGTGGGTCTAGTTTCTTCTCAAGCAATTCAAGTCGTGATGCAGGTGTTTGCCATACTTTTGAAACCTCAGAAGCAGTAATCATCTTTCCACGAGTTGTTAACCAAGCGTCTGTTCGTTGATCATTTTTACCGTAAAGACGAACAGTTCGTTCACATGCTCGATCTCTCATCCACAGACGACCTAGATCCCTCGACATTAGAG